GATCACCTAGCATATCATTATACAAAGCTCTCTTTATATTATTTCTCATGTCATTTAAAATAAGATTGGCAACATCAAATGATCCTGCTGCTCTAATTGGCTGTAGTCCTTGTGAGTTTGGTGCTTTAGGAATGACAGTTCCAGGAACTAGGTTTATAGTATCCACATTAATTATACCATCATCATCAATCTGATAGATACCTGATATAGCCATCTGTGCATTTTCAAGTATCATTTCTATTGTAAGGTTGCAGGTCTTGATTGCACTAAGAGCATTTAATGCAGGTCCTCTGCCATAAACTTCGCCTGATGCTTTACTCCATCTAAAAGCTATAAATGGATTTGATCCAACACCAGTATAAACTTCTGACATAATCATAACTTTTTCATTTATATCTATGACATAGTAACCATACTTTTCTTCATTAGGATCATCATATAAACGACATGATACTTCGAGTATCTTTGTTTTACCTTCAGGACTTCTGCTTATTTTTTCTGCCATTTGTGGAGTAAGTATACCATTAGGATATGCTATTGGTATATCTTCGTTCTTCATCATACGTTCTCGATATACATGATCAACCTTGCCATCAGGTCCAGTATCTAAAACAACATGAGGTAAAGGTATTGATTGGAAACGAATTGGATTGACTGCATCACCTTCCATGACACAGATAACTGCAGTACCAAGTGCCAAGTCTATAAAACATTCATGTATCTCTTGAGCAAAGTTTGATGTCTGTAGTATTTCAAATATATACTCAGTTACTTTATCTAACTTGTTATTAATCTCATCAGCTTCTTCTTCGGGCACTTCACTGCCTGCAACAAAGTCTGCCCATCTAGCAAAGTTAGGAACTAATCCTGACTGTAGTCTTGATGCAAACTCTTGCACGCCAACGACTGCTGTCTCATCAAAGATTCGATCATCACGTCTTTGACCGGGAGTATAATTCTTAAACCCTTGTCTTTGTGGGAGGCAGTACTCAAAGATTTCATCGTAGAGTTCTTCAAACTCACGTCTAATTGTTTTGGCCTTTTCATATTTGGCCATATAGCTTTGAGCTAAATCAATCATTAGGTATCGTACCTATTATAAAAACCAACACCACCACCTGAGCCAGTTAGTAATGATCGTCTACCAGTACCCTTACGTTTTCTTGAAACAGTTTCTTCTAACGCTTCCTGCTTCATTTCTGAAGTCTTTACTTGCTCTTTAGCTTTCTCAGACTCACGTTCCATTTCTACTTCTGGATCGGGTTTAGGTGGACTAGGACTTCTACCTCCAATACACATATATAACTCCTTTTCTTTTAGCCATAACTATAACATAAATATAACGCAACGCACAAACGTTACATTCTTGACCACAGTCCTTGTCGTCTTTGTTGTTTAGGTTGTCTAGTAAATACATCAAAGTCTGTGCGTGCATTGAATGCACTGACAGTTTTGAACTGACCCATCACTTGTCTGCCCTCACCTGAGCCTAACATTAAATATTGTAATGCGTCATGTATATGTGAGAATCTATCTTTTGCAGGTTTGTCTTCATAGCGTTCACCTGATACTTGCATACGTCTATAGTGATAGCCACCCTCAAACCCTTTGATTAATTCTTTGCATCTGTAATCTATTAGTACACCTGACTGCCCATCAACCATACGTTGCAATGGCCCTGATACAGATTCAAGTCTAAGAGATACGTCATTACTATGAGTAGGTCTGGCTTTAAGTCCTGCACCTCTAAGTATTTGGAATGGAGTACTCTCATCAGTCTGTGCTCTAAAGTCACCTGCAGGATCACCAAATATATTAACTTCACAGTTAGCGTAACGCATTGCTATCTCTTGTCTTAGCAACTCAGCGAATCTAACTATACCCATATCAAAAGCTACAATCTCTTGAAGCAGAAGCCAACGCCCTCTTACCTTTTGTCCAAAGACTGCAGCAGGGGTTAAGCCAAAATCTAATCCAATAAATAAAGGCATACCATCTGCGACGGGTATCTCTTCGTTTGCAACATGGACATCTGTTCTAAACATGTTATACACAGGCTTGCCATCTTGGATATGTCCTAGTCTGTTCATTACATAAACATCTATCCAACTCTTTGTCTTACCTTGTATCAAGTTAGAATAATAACTTGTCATCATATGCTTTTTGTTTTCAGCTACAGGATTAGGATTATACTTTACTATCAATCCCTCTTCATCTTTATCTTCTAACATAGCTGAGGGTTGAGTATAGAACTTCCAGTTGTCAGGCTTAACAAGCATCCTAGATTCTTCAGAACTTATGTGATCAGGTATAGGAACTTCGCCTGCCATGATTGGCCACCAATGATCTTCTTCGGGTGCGTTCGTATCTGCAATAACCCCAGTCCAAGTCGGACCTCCGTCTCTCATAGATGGGTATCTACCAACACGCATAGTACATGCATCAATAATTGACTTAGGTATTTCCCTAGCCTCGTTAATCCATATGCCAGTTAGTTCGAGCGAGAGGAGTTTCTTAACGTCTTCAGGTCTGTCGAGTGCAAGGAATATAACCTCCAACTCCAAATCACTCTTGGATATTTTGTGCGTATATGGAACTGACCAAGAGAACCTACCCCAATCGTCTTCCGGAAACCAGTCCAACCAAGTTTTAATCGTGGTAGTACGAAGCTGAGGATTGGTATTTCTGATAATCGCCCACCTACTTTTGCGTTTGCCATCTGGTGATTTCTCCTGCATTAAGGCTCGTCTGAATACTTCTACACAGCAAGCCACTGATTTACCTGAGCCAACTGGCCCTCTTAATCCTCTGAAGAAAGTTTCATCCTTTAAAAAAGACTTACATACTTCTCCATCAGGTTTGTATTTAAAGTTGGTCAACTCTCATATCCTTGCCGACTTTAGTTAGTCTTTCAATAACATCAGGTGCTATTGCTGCAATCATTTTGTCTGCTTCATAATCAGTACAGAACTGTTCGGGATAATGTTTAAAGTGTACTTGCTTAACTACAATACGAAGTATGTCTCTGTCTTCTTTGTTAAGCTTATGAAGTCTCATTTAACAACTCGTGTTATATTATCAATCTGTTTCTTCTGTAAACAACGGCAGTACTTATTATAAAAATAATTACTTATCTTATTAAAAAATCTAAAAGTTTCAAAGTAAATGTTAATCATTGTCCATCCTATTGGTAAGAGCGAAAGCTTCTCGTTTTGCTTGCAATCTTTTTGGGTTGTTTAGATACTTGTTTATTTCTTCTAACTGCTCTGCGTTTAGCAGCCGTAGTGGATTTGTATTCAGAGTCCGATAAAGCTTTAATTGCTTTCTCAGGTAGATAACGTTCGCCTGTTGCTTTACTCCCTTGTGTACTAGGTTTACCACTTTTGGTTCGCCATTTTTGTTTAGTCCAAGCACGAAGAGACCTCTGTGTTTTCTTTAACGCCATTTGTTATTAATCCATTTAACTGTTGCATAAACACCTAAACCTAAAAAAATATAACTGATTCCATCAAACCAAGACATCTCATGTAAGACTGTCACTAAGTCTGCTGTTATCCAGTCCATCAGGAAGTATAACCCCCACCCTTTGATTTATATTGTTTGGCTAACATCTGTGCTTTCCTAGCAGACCACTGCCCGGGTTTACCACCCTTGCCACCTGCCTTAATCCTACGGAAGATAGCTTTCCTCATAGTAGGTTTAGTATAATTACCTGCAGCATTAACAGCCATTACTTCTTCTTTTTCTTCATAATCTTTTTCTGTAAAGCAGGTGGTAATGTTTTCTGCTTACCAGTTAATAAACTCTTCTTCTTTGGTGGCCTACCTTTAGTAGAACCATATGTGCCCTTACCCATTGGCATTATGCTTTCCTCTTCTTTGATTTGTTACGTTTAGATATTGCCCTAGCCTTTGACTTAGCATCACTAGAACTCGATGCACCCCATGCTCTGAGGGATAATAACTTCCTTGTAGGTTTACCTTTGGAATCTCTATCAGGACCTTTGTTGCCTGCCATCCTCGCTAAGAAAGATGCACGCCTTGGATTGTCTCCACTCTTAACAGGTGCTTTCAATGTGCCTTTCTTATAAGACGCACGACCCTTTGCGTTTAATCCACCCTTGGGATTCTTGCCTGCTTTTCTTGTCCATGCCGGTGTTGCCATAGTTTAGTTATTACTTATGTTGTTTGATGGCTCAATGCACAAACGAACCTTTTGAGCAAATAATGTTTGTTGTAGAGATGTTGTCGAGTCGCCCCTATCACTTTTTACCCCCACCCCCCTAGGTCAAATCTATCTGCACTTTTATTTCCCCTGCATGTAGATGCATGTGTTTGTCTGGTGCTTTAAACCCTGCACGATCTAGTATGTCCTTGCTCGCTTCTAGTTGAACGTACTCACTCTTCGCACCTTTAGCTAGGGTCAGTATCCTATTCGATGCCGTCGTAGCACTCAATCCT